CTGCCTCAAGTGTTGCGCAACGATGTCGTGTGCTGCCAGTAAGAGCGACGTGATATGTGCATCGTGCGCAGTATCAGTCACCCCCATGCGTGCCTTGCACGTCGCGATGTCAGTCAGCATCGTTACGCGAGCGTAAGTACACCGTACGCTTGAGGCCGATAGACGTCGAGCGCCGACCGCGTCTCGATGCGGATCGTAACACGGTTGCGCGAGAAGTCGTCACCGTCGTAGCCGACAGCGACACCGATGCCACCGACGCGCCAGAGTGTAGCGTAGCGATTGTCACCGACGACGATCTTGCCTCCTGTGCCCGCGCCGAGGTATGGCGTGCGCACGATCGGATAACCTGCGATCATACCGCTCACACCGCTTGCGAGGTCGAGTAGTCCGAGATACTGTCCAGTCGTGTCCTTGGCCGTGACGAGTGCAGACCACGTCGCAGGATTCATCGCGACCGCCGAAACGGTAGCACCCTGCGCCTCGACCTGCGCGATCAGCTTGACGATTGCGTCTGCGAGAGTATCTGCACCTTGAGCTGCTGTTACGACGCCTGACGTCGAGAGGATGCCCGTAAGGTTGGGAGATGTGCCATCACCGTTGAGCACTTGATTCTCCTCGGCCGCGAGCAGCATCGCAAGTCCGCGCTGTTGCAGTGTCTGCTGTAAGCCCTGCACGTCGGCGAGGTCCTCCTCGTTGACCTTGATCAGGTGGGCAATCGACTCGGCAACGGACGTAACCTGCGTGTACGTGATGTTGGTCTCGGGCTTTGCGGCACCCTTGCTGCGCGGTGCAGCTGCACCCGCGTACGACGTGGTCGTCTCGCGTGCATACGTAGTCACTGCGAGGTTGCGGGCGCCCACTTGCACGAGCGTGCCTGCAATAGACGAGGTCGGCTGCAACGCAGACACAACGCGGTCATACGAGTAGGTCGGAGTCGGAATCGTGACGCCCTGAAGGATGAATGGCTTGTTGTTGCGCAGCCGCAGCGCCTCGGCGAATGCCTCGCTCTGGACGATCGCACGTGCAACGTCAGCGAGCGTAACCATGCCGGTAGACTGCGCGTGTGTGTGCTGCACTGCAGGCGTGCTCGTCTGCGTGCGAGGCTGCACAGGCTGCGATTGCGTAGAGGTGTACTGCGCAAGCCGCGCCTCGTGAGCATCGAGCTTGATGAGATACTCCTTCTTCGACTGGAGTTGCTCGAGCTGCTCAGTAATGGACTTGATCTCGCTCTCGCTCGCATCGTCAGGCAGCGCGCGCGCCTGCTCGAGGAGCGCTTTCATTCGCTCGTTGATCTCATTGAGTGTCATTGTTGTTGGCTGTAAGTAGTTGGACAATCTGGTTGAGTCGCTCGCGTGCCGCTCGCTGCGCACTCGACGCAGCTACGTATTGCGTGACATCATCCGCAAGAGATGATGCAGCGGTTGCGATGCGCTGCAATTGCTGGGACAGCCGTTGTAATTCCGCGATTGATTGTTGCGATACTGTCTTGCCCTTCGTCGCGCGCAGTTGCTTGATTGTTTCAACGCGCTCGCGACAGCGCTCAACTGCGGCGACTGCCTCGGTTGCGATGTCTGCTGCGTTGCGCAGTGCTTGTTGCATTGATTGCGCTACGAGCACACGTGCTTCGGGATTGTCGGGATATAGCACGATGCTACACTCGCGAATGTCAGCCTCGTGCACGATGAGCGTTGCACCGTCATCGGCATACTCGTAACGCACGGGGTAGAATCCTATCGAGACGCCTACGAAGAGACCACGTTGCAAGCGCTCGGCAACGATTGTGCGCTTCGCCTGCGCATCGTCGGTCGAATGCCACTCGCATGTAATGCGCAGACCGACGTTGTCTTCGACCGCTTGCACGATCATGCCAATCGGCGGGGTCATGATATCATGCTGCCAGAGTAGATAGCCCCGCTCGGATAGCTGCTGGAGGTAGGGCGCAAACGCACCCTGGCGAATGATGATGCCTTGCTCGCTGCGCACGTCGTAGACGCTCGCATATGCAACGAGCGATCCAGCATCATCTTGCTTCGCGGCGAGTGTGAAGTAATGTTGCGTCATCGCAGTCTCCGTGGTCGTAGTACACATCGGCAATTGATACGATTCTCGGCGCTGAGTGCTGGATCACCAGGACCATCAGCGTACTCAGTACCGTGCTTTCCAGGCACCGCAAATTTCGCGCTGACGTCAACACCTACGCCGTCCATCTCTTGATGGTGCGTGCGTACCTTGCCATCGCGCATCGAGAGCCACACCTTGCGCAGCTTGAGCGGCTTGCGCGATGCTGTCTGCATTGCGCGCCACGTCGCAAGCTGCAATCGCGTAACGATAGCAGTCGCAAGCGTGTTGGCAACGAGTGCGACGTATGACGCAGAGAGCAGCTCTGATGCGCCTTCGAGGAGGCGCGTGCGCACTGTCTCCCCCGTGTAGCGCATTGCATCGTCTGTCAACTCGCGTATGATTGCATCGCTCTCTTTGCGCGCGAGTGCAAGCGGATCCTGCGTGTATACATCAGCACCGCGACGCGCCTCGTTGTACGCATCGTTGATCGTAGCGTTGATCTCTGCTTTGAGTTTGCGTAGGATGGGCGCGCGCAGGTCCTCTTGATACTCAGAGGAATAGAGATACACACGTCGCTCTGCATCGTGCATCGTAGATGTCTTGCTCACGACGTTGTCGAGCGCATCGCCAAACGCTGATTGCAGCGCTCTCGAGACTGCGTCATAGCGTGCTTGCACGCTCTGGTAGTACATCTCGTCACTCGCAAGCTGCAGCATATCATCATCGCTGCTGCTCTGCTCTTGTGCGCCGAGTGGTGCGTAGTTGACGCGCTCGCGTGCCTCGTCTATTGTAATGATGCCAGCCTCGACGAGCCGCACTGTCGAGTCTACGATATCCTCTTGTAGATCGTGGATAGCCTCCTCGTCGAGCTCAACCTGCACGCCCCACACATCAGAGACTGCTTGGGCGATGCGCTGCCAGTATGGTAGCAGTGTGCGCTGCGTGTAATCGCGTGCAGCTTGCTCGCGGTTGGCGTACGTCTGATGCTTCGATGACGCCGCGAGCCCGAGTAGTTGGATCGGTATACCGTAGAGTGCTGCTACACGCGCTTCGACGCTGTCGCTGATTGTCTCGAGCTGCAGGTCTGCAATTGCAGGTTGCGCCTCGTGCACCTGTGCAGGTATCGGAAGGACAGCAGTTGCACCCTTGTGCGCGCGATATGTAGCGCTGAGCGAGTCGGCGAGCTCTCGTGCTGCTGCGCCTGGTAGCTCGCTCTGTGGCACGATGATGCGGCGCATGTATGCATCCATGTGCAGTGTGGATGCAGCGTACTCGCGTGCTGCGGTGTCGAGTGCAAGATCGATTGCAAGTGCCTCCCATGGTGCTATTGCATGTGCCGGCTCACGCGCACCCCATGTGACGATCGCATATGTACCAGGTGCTACCACGTTGCCGTCAACACGCACGATAGGTTGCGAGCCGTACGTGTCGATCGTGTAGTGGTCGCGGTCAACTATGTCCATCGTATCATCGACGCGGCGGCGGAGTAGCACTGCGCCCGTGGTGATGTAGGCGCGCGCAATGTCTACACTACGTGCGCGTAGTGCGACTGTGATAGGATGATCGTAGTCAATGACATCACCACGTCGCACGTAGTAGCGCGCGACCGCTGCGCTCTGCACATAGTACGATTCGCACAGCACGCGCAGTGGGTGATTGGACGCACTGGCTGCCTGCAACGTGCGATGCACGATGCCTGCCTGCAGCGATGATAGCTGCGCAGATTGCTGGACTGGTTTGCGCCGACGGAATAGTGCCATGAGAGTACGCATGGTGCCTTAGACAAATATAGCACTGTACGACGCTGCTGTCGTGTGATGACCGTGCAGTGCGTAGGTCACTGCATCTACTTGGTCGTCGTGCTCGCCAACCGGGAATGCAAGTAACTCATCCTCGTAAGCCCGCAGCCATGCCGCACTGCGCGGGTGCAGCACTAAGCCTTGCTCGTATTTGGAGGCCAGTGGTGTTGCGCGTGTGACCTTGTCGGTTGCTGGCTTGATTGGCTTGATGGCGTACATCGTGCTGCGCGCAAGCTCGTCGGCGATTACCTGCTGGTAGCCAACAGCCTCGACTGCGATAGTGCTTGCGTTGTATCGCTCAGCGAGCGTGCGTATACGGTCGAGTGTCTCCTGCATCGTATAGCGGTCACGTGCGATGTCGAGGATGTAGTACTTGCCTTCGTGCGTGCCAACGACCGCGATAACAGTGTAATCGGCAGTCGTCTTGCGCGAGATTGCGAGGTCGACGCCTATCGTCACGCGCTCGCACGGCGGTGGCTCGTCGTAGTAGCGATACCACGCCGATCGGAATATGCCAGCACCGCGGAGGTCGACAAACTCGGCAAGGTACTCTTGCCGAAACACAAGCTCAGGCAATTCTCTGCGCGCTTCTTCGATTTCCTCTGACGCGATGTAAGGGTTGCTCGACGTCGGATAGCGCAGTGTCTGCCAATCACTCAACGACTGCGCTTGCGTCCAGAGGTCGTACCACCAGTTGAGACCGCTGGGCGTCGAAATCATCAGCGCGCGTCCCTTGCGGTCGCTCAGTGCAGGACGTAGAGCTTGCGACCACGCCTCCTCGCGCATGTATGCGCATTCATCCATGACGACGTAGTCAAGACCTTCGCCGCGCAGTGAGTGCGGATCATCAGCAGACCGCACCCACATTTCGCCGCCACCAGGTACAACGATACAACGCTCTGCTTGGCGTATCTCCGCAAATGGTATCTGCCCAGCTATACGGCGCATCGCACGCCATCCCACGCGCGCCATCGGATAGGACGGTGCAACCCACCATGCACGACCACCGTTGAGCGCTACTTGTGCGCAGAGCGTCGCTCCGAGCAACGTCTTACCCCAACGCCGCCCGGCTGCGAGCATAGTGAAGCGCGCGTCACAACAAGCGACCTCACTTTGCGCACGATGCAGGCGCGGCAAGACAACTTCAATGCTCGGTTGCTGCGCCTGCGCTGTGCTACTTATCAGGCGCATCAAAGAAGTTGGATGGCAATGAAAACTTCCGAAGCATTGCTTCATCAAATTGAAGCAACCTCACGAGTTCGCTTTTTGTCGCCAGCTGATTGTTGATCCACATTATACCATCGTCTGGATTAGTGCGCTCGAAGCAAATACTGAAGAAGCCGCGATAATTCCGATCGTTGAGCGCAGCAATGTGCATCCTCTTGATTATCTGCCGCTGCCAACGACGTATGCTTCGCATGTAGCGCTTTTCTTCAATCAACAACCATTGGCCGGTCCTGCAATGGTACCAAACGAAATCAATATTGGTTGCCCAGTAACCGCGATGGCTATCTATTTCAGCCTGATCGCGCAGCCATAGACCAAACTCGGTCGAACAGTTGTCGTAGCGCCTACGCGTCATTACATTCATCGCTGCATCCTACTGCTTCGCTCAACCGCTTTTGCGCAATTGCAACAGCATCGGCGTCCATGTCAATGCCGTGAAACAAACAACCGTGCATAAGCGCTGCGACGCCAGTTGTGCCACTGCCAGCGAAAGGGTCCAGAATAAACTGACCGGGCACAGCAAGTTGTCGGATAATGCTAAGCATTCCACCAACCGACTGCTCCCACTCGTGGTTGTCCTTCGCCGGCTTCGGACTGGCAAAGACGTCGCCGAAGATTTTGCCGCGGTACTCGTCGCCCTTGCGCACAAACATCAAAAGCGGTTTCCAGCTCGTGTTCACGGCGCGGCGGCGGAGCGGCGTCGGCTGCTCCGGAAGCAGGTAGCAGGCCGTCCAGTAGTAATCCACGTGCCGCGTCATCATGGCGATAATCTCGTCCAAGTAGGACTGTCCGACCATCACCACGAGCAGACCGCCCGGTGCAAGCCATTCGGCGGCGCGCTCGGCGAGTGTCTCGTAGAGCGAAAGATACTCACGCGGATACGGCGGATCGGTGATGATGAAGTCGTACTGCCGCGGCGCCTGCCACGTGCGTATATCCGCTTGCCACACTTGCCAACGGTCATCTATTGCAATTTGTGCAACAGCTCGCGCCATCTCTTGTCGCTGCCGCTCACACACAACCGCCCGCGCTTTCTTGACCGCACGCTTTGCATCCAGCAAGTCGTCGCCGAGCGCTTCTGGTTCGACCTGCTGGATCGCTTCCTGGACGCGCTCCATTTCGCGTTCGTTGCGTGCGAAGACGGCAGGCCGTTGCCGTCGGACCAGGTCGTACGCCGTGCCGACGCTTACGCCGAGCGCCGACGCGATCTCCGGAAACGTAGCCCCTTCACTTCGGAGCGCCTTTGCCTGTTCGACCAGTTCTTCGCGTTCGGCTTCGGTGCGCTGGCGCGCGGGGTAGGTCTTGCCGTCGACGCCGGTAGCCTCTGGTGTATTTTCAGGTGTCCGAAACCGGACACCTGAAACATCATCCAAAACCGTTGATTTTGGAATGCCCACCAGCT